CCTGGCTGCAAACGGGTTCGCGGACCGCCTTGGTACCAATCCCATGCGTTGTCCAAGGCCAGGTCCGAATACGCATCCTGCTCCGAATGCGGGTCGTCAATGATCAGCAAATCGGCACCACGTCCAGTGACCGCACCGCCCACACCGACAGCAAAGTAGCTACCGCCGTGGTTCGTGTCCCACCGGCCGGCAGCCTTGCTGTCCTGCTTCAGGTCTACAGCAGGAAAGAGCTCCTTGTACCGATCCGAGATCATCAGGTCGCGGACTTTACGGCCGAACTTCACCGCAAGTTCTGCGGTGTGCGTCGCTTCAATCGTTTGCAGGCGGGGTTTGCGCCCCATCAGGAAGGCCGGCAACAGGTATGACGCGAACTCCGACTTCGTGTGACGAGGCGGCATGTTGATGATCAGCCGCTTCAAGGTGCCCTTGGCAATGCGGTCAAACGCCGCACCCATCCGCTTGTGATGGTCACCGAAGATCGCTTCAGGCCAGACGTATCTAGCGAAGTCGATGAAGTTGTTACGGGCCTTGTCTTGCGTCTCAAGGAGCATGAGCCGGTACTCAAGCTTCAGGCGCTCGGCTTCTACGTCCTGGGGAACAACGCTCATTCAGGGTCCATTGAGAAAAATTTTGCGCAAATTTTTGCACGAGTTGACAAGTTGATCAACCGGGGTGGTTTTTTCCTGCCAGGGGGTAGGGGTTTGTTCCACGTGGAACCATAACTATTTTGCAGCACATCCAATGTGTGAAATCGGGCAAAAGCCCTTGCCTTTACGAAGCCGGCCGTTTTTTGGGAGCCGCCGCCCTCAAAGAATTCGCCGTGTACGTCAAAGAATTCGCCGCGAGCCACGAGCCAGGGCGCGCGCCTCGAGCACCAGGGCGCGCGATCCGCGCGCCTCGAGCCATCGATCCCGATCGCCGACCGACGCACCTCGAGCACCGGATCGCCGATCCAGGCGAGCAGATCGCGCAGCCTGGATCACGAACAACGGCCGACGGATCGATTCGCGCAAAGCCTGGAAAACAAGCCACTCGCGCGCTGCTACAGCTGACGAACAACGACGCCGAAATCGACGCTCGAGAACAACGGATCGAGGATCACGGATCACATACAGCGAGCACAGATCCAGGGCTCGAGGATCGTGGAGCAGGAGCCAAGCACGACCAGGAGGGCAGATCGCCCAGGCGAACGGAGCCTGAGCCTGGAGATCGTCGACCTCGAGCTATCCGGGCACGCTCGCGCGCATATACCAGGCACACCTCAGGGCAGCCCGACTGACCATCCAGGCGAGCCCAGGCGAGATCCCACCAGGCAAAAAGAAAGGGCTCCGAAGAGCCCTTTCCTGGTCGCCTGGAGACGTGCTCGAGGACTAGTCCTGGAATTGATACTGAGCCCAGGGATCGTCCTCGACGTCCCTCAAGGACACGCCAGAGCTGAGACCTTCCGACTCAAACCAATCGGCCAGGGCATCGACAACAAGCTCCGGATCGTCCCAGGCGAGCTCGCCAGTCTTACCCGTCGAATCGTCCTCGATAGCATTGACCAGGATCGCCGCCTTCTGTGGTGCGTCGTGCACCCATTGATGCAACGTCCCGCGAATGTACGAGTTACGCGCAGCCCTGGTGATCCGAACCAGGCCGTCGCCGCTCGAGGCCTTCGATCCCCTCGAGGCCTTCGACGTCATAGGCTCGAGCTCGTAATCGTCCCAGTCATATCCAGACCAGATCCGCGCATTCGAGTACCTGGTCGCGACCGATCCGACGCCGAACTTATGCGCGCTCCATGCGTAAGTGTTCGACAGCCACGCCCCTTGGAACGTAACGCCCGCCTTCCGATTGATGATCACCGCCTGCCCATCGGCCGTCATCATCCCGAACTTATTCGATCCGCCGATGAGATCGCCGACGAACGATTGCCAGACCGGATCGAGCACGATCGCCTCATCGCTCGCGACAGCTGGCCGAACGACGTTCCGGATGAAATGCCAGGTATCCGATCGCGCAGCATCCCAGGCGTTACCCGTCGCGAGGATCCCGTTATGAGCCAGGGCGACTCGAGCTGTTACCTGGTACGGGTGACAATTCTCGAGATCAATGTCGCCGTGAGTTTGCATCCGCGCGTGCCAGATCGACTCGCGTCCCTGGATATGCTGCCGATAGAACTCGATGAATTCATCCGCATTCTTGGGTAACGCCTTGACGACCTCGAGACGACCGCCCAGGGCATACATCCCAGGGCATACATGACGCCGATCCCGTCGCGGTTGCTCGAGTACACATCGGCGAGAAAGTCATTCGAGAACGACGTGCTCGAGGGCTGATGAACTAATAAACACATGATCAGAACTCCCAGGCCTTTAGGCCGCTTCAGAATGTTGGAACAGGCCAGCCATGCGATCGTTCACATAGGCTCGCAGAATCGCCGTCTCATCGGCGAGATCGCTCGCACACCAACGGACAAACGCTTGAGCATTGAGGCCACCCGCCGCCGTCTCCGGCCGCGCGCAGTACTCAAGCAGGGCATGACAAAACTCGACCGCTGCAACGACGGCCTCATATTTCAACGAACCACGGAACAACCGAAACTCGATTGTCTGCGAGCCCGTGAGATTGATCGCCTCGTATCGATCCCCTGGCAAATGCGCCGTGTCGAGATCCTTTTCCGTGATATTGCAGAACCCCGTGTTATAGCGTCGAGCCAATGCCTGGATGAACGCATCATTCCCCGAATCGTTCACGAACGTAACCGCTCGCGCGATGGTGAGATTCGACAGCCCCGCTCGACTGACGTGTACATGGAGGCCGCACGTCGACGTGCGATGGCTGCGGAGCCCTCGCACCAGGAACGGCAGACGCAGGAACTCAAACGTCTCGCGCAACGCCGGAACGCTCATAGGCTGCGAGATGATCTCGAAGCCATTCGAAAGACTGCCGTCACGCTCGAAGAACACTTTCCGACCAAACTCGCCGCCGTTGACGTGATCGTGGATCGTGCGCGCAGCTATCGCCGGATCGACCGAATACCCCTCGACCTCGAGCTCTACGCCCAGGGCGCGCCCGTGTTCAGATACCCAGGCGTCGCCACGGACAGAGAAGAACGGCTTCGAGTGGTGATAGGGCTTGATGATCGATCTCGCGGGCGGCTCGTAATCGTCGTGAATGTAGCGATCCAACTCCTCGTCATAGTGGAATTCCGAATCGTCCTCATCGATGACGCATCGCTCCCCGTCCTCATCGAGAGCATTCCGCACGCAGTCATCATGCACCCAGGCGTCATATCGCTCAGAAAACTGAAAGCTGTTCTCGCGACAATCGGAACAGACAAACCCGCCGCCATATCGTCGCTGTAGATCCTGGTCAGCGAACAGCTCCTCACAGTGGCTGCAAAACGTGATCGAATGGTACTCGCCGCACAACTCGATGATCGCCCATTGATCCGAGCCTTCCGCATTCCCGAAATGAGCTTCGACTAGATCCTGGACATGGACTCGACGAATGATCTGACTCAGTGCCGACTTTCGCGAGAACGATTGAGATAGCCGCGATCGTCCCCGTCCTCGTTTAGAGACGCGAGACGATCGACGATCCGATTCGCGAGACGATCCGCGCGCTGCGGATCCGCGATTGACGAAGCCAGGAATGGCAACTCGAAAAGATTCGACATTGTGTTTCCCTCTTTCTAACTTTCTACGGGGCGGGATGCCCCGCGAGAGAAACTAACATAAAACCCAGGGCGTGCAACAGCCCCGCCCTGGTTTTTTTTTTTAGATCGTCCTCGAGCTATGCAACGGCATCGAGCAGATCCCCCGCCGTCTCTTCGAACGCGACCCGATCCACCGTCCAGGGAATCGAACGCGCGTACGCCGTCGCACCCGTGACGGCATCCCAGACCGTCTCGATTGGCCGTCCTTCCTCCTCGACGTGAACCGCCTGGATGCGCTCCGCAATCCGCGCGCCGAAACGATTCGCCAGGAACTGGTCGACCTTTTCCAACTTGGCAGATCGCGCCGCCTCGAGCACGTTGACCACGCCCGCCGAGCTTGCATTCGCATACGCGAGCAGTGCCGGAGCTGCTTCCTCGATAAACCGATCCGGAGCGCTCGCCGTATGGCGAATTGAAATTTCGTCCAACTCATGCGCGCCCCAGACGATCCGATTCGCGCAAACGTAGTCAAACCTGTTCGTCAGCCAGGAAAACAAACATATCCCGATCACTTGCAAACAGCGTCGTGTTTTCTTTCGTCACACTCTCGAGAGCCTTTCCCTGGATACCAGGAACGCGAAAGTCTCCCGTCACGCCATCGCCGAATCGTTCCTCGAGGGCGCGCACGACATCGACATTCCAGATCCGGCCGTAACGCGCACCAGTAGCCGCGCGCAACTCGATGGATTGACGATCACCGGATCGCGTGAGTAGTACACCAACGTCCGCGACGTCTCGCTCGACTTTAAGCCCATAGTTCAAACAATCGGCAACCAACGGAGCGGGCAACGTCCGCAGATAACTAGCCGGAGCCCCAGAGAGGCTCGCCAACTGGCCGAACGCCCAATTCGTCGGAGACGCTATGTTTCCACTCGATCCCTGTATGACGATCCCTTTGTTGTCATCGGTAGGGATCGCGGTCAACTGGCGGGAACTAATAACCGTCGCGCGAGAGTTTTCGCGAACGCCCTCGAGCATCACCCGCATATCAGGCAACGACGTAAACCGCTCTTCTGGCGGGCGCGTCGACCATTGTTTCGAGGCTTGCACTAGTGTGGACACTTTCCTTTCTCCTGTATAAACCGCCAACAACTGGCGGGACGAAATAAAATACGCTCTTTCCTTTGTCTGTCAACTACCGACCCAAAATTTGATGGATCACAACGAACCAAAGTAATTTGACCAATACCTTCCAAAGTTTCCTCTGTTCGCTAACCACTTTCGGCGGGAGTGTTCCAGGCTTTAGGGACGACTCGCGTCGTTGCCACCTCGGCATGGTTTTTTGATCTCCTCTACCTCTTGGATGTATTCCTCGGCATGCACGCAGCCGAGATCCGTAAACGCCTCGTCATCATCCGCCCACAGCTCGAGGGCGAAATCTTCGGCTTCGTCCGGAGTCTCGGCGTCGACTTCGATCTGGTAGACGTTGTGCTCGATGCGGGCGAGCGTGACCTTAAATCGTCTCATGTTGCACCCCCTAATTAACCGAGATCTCTCGGCGCGCGTTCCTCAAAGTCTACCCACCCCTTCATCACGAAAGAGATGGAGTAGTTCGTGACCCAGCGATGATCGGCCGGATCTTCCCCGTAAAGACGTCGGCCGGATTGCTCATCCAGGGTTTTCTTTGCGGACTCCGCTGCACGTTCCCATTCTTCATAGCTGGGGCTGTTCCCCTTCACGGTACTGTGCACAAGACTAATCACGCCCTCGTCGTGGACGTGGACGCCGAATGTAACTTTCATAAATCACCTTTCTAACTTTCTAGCCAGGACAGCCCTGGCGATCGAGACGCTAATACAACTCGATCAACGTGTCAACAGTTCATCAACTCAAGTTCGAGCATCCCCCAGGGCATCTCCCCGTAGTGCCATTCAGCCAGGGGTGTCGTGTCCACGCCCGACTGCGCGAGTTCGAGCACCTGGTCGCCTCGGTAAAGTTTTAGAATCCCGTCACGACTTGCCGTCTTCCGATACGGAACAAACAGCACCAGGACAAACGTCACACAGCCGATCTCAGCGTGTCGGCTATGAAAGGCGATCTGGTGAGGGGACAAGCGCACGCGCCGCCCATAGGTCACGACCTTTAGCTCTACCGGCACAAACGTCCCCGAGCGCCTGAGTGCGATCAGGCAGTCAGGGAACCCTTGATTCACCCGTGATTCAATCCGGGAGATAAGGCAGTTTGGTAAGTTTTCTTTTAGGCGCTGGTACAGCTTCGTCTCGGGCTTCGCCGGCATCCTCTTCCTCCTCGGGCTCAACGTCGGTGACGGGTTCGTCCTCGTCTTCCAGGCTCTGCTCCACCTGCTGCGGGGTTACGTCGATGACGGGGCTCCCGTTACCGCCGTAAAGCTTCTTGATCTCCTCGAGCTTGCGCATGACTTCCTCCTTGCTCATGGAGTCGATCGTGCCGTGGCGGATCTCCTTACGATCGATGTAGATCGTGCCGAGCGCCTGGCCTCTGCGGTATTCGGCCTGGACAGCCGCGCCGAACGCACCGGCCGCCAGAGCCTGGTCGCGGATGATCTGCAAGTCCCTCATGTGCCGCTCGTAGGTCGTGCCGTACTTCTCGGCGAACTCCATCCGCAGCTTCTGGATCTCCGCCACGATATGCGGATTGATATCTGGGTTCGTCAGCGACTCGGCGTAGTACTTCGATTTCTTCTCTGGATAGCCCGCACGCACCGCGGCCTCTTTGGCCGTGACGTGCCCGTCCCCCGCCACAAACTCGTTGACGAACTTCCACTCCTGCGTAGTCAGCGCCTGGTCGCGCCTGCGCGCCTTATGGTTCTTCTTGACGGTAGTCGCCGGCACAGGCTGCGTAATCTTGTCCAGCGTCGTCTGGGGGATCCCACGGCCTATACGCGCCATGAAGGCGTCCTCTTTCTTGCTGGTCAAGCGACTCTCCAGACGCGCCAGCCCTCTGGAACCTTCCGGCAGGAGAATCGACCCCCGTGGCGCTTGGAGTACATCCAGGCGGCGCTGCGGGCGTTCTTGACCATATCCGGCTCGGTGATCAGGAAGCTGTCCCCGACGCCCATATCCGGGAAGGGGTACTTCTCGCGCTTCTGCCAATCAGGGGCAGGGACGTGGCTTTCAATTGTCAACATACCGCGATCGTACAACAGGACAACTGGTTTAGCCAAGTTTTTAGGGTCTACTAGTTTTTTTTTTTTCAAAAAGTGTTCCCCGCGCGATTTTTATATCAATTTCACTACTGAAGTAACGTAATGAGTACTGTACGAATGTAACTCATTGTTTCTATTCACTTCTTACTCCTATTACGTCTATTACGTCTATTTTTGAAAAAATAAAAATAAAAAACATAGTAGACCCCTCTGAGGTTCTACTAAAGCCGCAAAAACGTAATTTCGTCCACGATCCGGTCATTTTGACCCGTGATCCGTGGTCCTTGTTGCTTCCACACAACACATTGTCGAAAAAAAACCGCGGGTTACAGGTCACCCGCGGTCCGTGGCACGTGAATCGAGGTAAGGCTTCAGTGGGCCACGTAATGCTCTCTAGGAGATACTCAGCAACAAACTACTGTACTTCCGTCCCCATGACCGCTCTGAACTCCCCTCGGAGCATCTTGGCGGCTGCATGGGCGGGCATGATCTCGCCGAACTCAATTTCGGAGACATCGAGATCGCTTTCGATCAGTCCTGGCACGTGGACCACGGGTC